AATAGCAGTCCCCAAATCATGCCTAGGACGATCAGGCTAAATACGATTGCGAGTAGTACGCCTACGGTTACGACCATGCGTGCGTGTAGATCGTTGGCTGTGTATCTGTGTCGAGTCATGGTGTTATGCCGCATCGGTCAGGCACGTTGCAGATTAGTGCGCGTGCAGTTGGTTTTTGGTTGTTTACGCGTGTTGTTTCGCAAGCGGTCAACATAAGTATTAACGCAAATAGCCCGTATCGCATTGCATTACGGCTCGTTAAGTGTTGGCGACACAAATTCGCCATATTCGCCTAATGTTGCGTCAAAATAATCGCCAATGCCAGCATAAATATTTCTAAAATTTCCGTTGTAACTTGTTTGTAACCAGTCGCCGCTAATGTTGCACGACGCAATAAATGCTTGTCCAACTGGTTCGCTTTCAGGAAATGGCAAATTATCAACCTCGGCATTTGCAATGACAATTACTTCAATAACCATTTTTTGTGTATTTATTTGTGCGAAGTGTGCCATTATGCAACCACCAATGTTCCTGTTGAATCATAAGTTAAAAAACTGTATGAACCGTCTGTGCCTGTTGTCGGTGAACCTGTTGAAGTAATTGTTAAACCTGTTGCATTTGCTGTCAGATACCGAATAATTACTCGACCTGAACCTCCTGCGCCTGAAGCGTTTGTGCTATATCCGCCGCCGCCACCGCCACCACGATTCGCACTAGCGTTTGAACCTACAGTATTACCGCCACCATTGCCGCCGCCGCTTCCAGCCGTTCCGCCTGTTACTGATCCGCCACCACCGCCACCACCCGAATAGTTTGTTGCAACGCCGTTGTAAGAATTGCTTGTCGCTGTGCCACCTGCACCGCCTGTAGTGCCTGACCCGTTAGCGCCTACGCCCGCAGAACCGCCACCACCACCAGCCCCACTAGACCCACCGTTAGTGCCAGAACCATTGCCACCAGCGTTGCCTTCACCACTAATACCCGCACCGCCAAGTTGTGAAGCAAGACCGCCAGCGCCACCGCCTGACCCGCCAATAGCGCCATTTGCTGCGCCGCCTCCACCGCCGCCACCATTTGCTGAACTAATAAAAGATGACGCTGAACCGTTAAAACCAGTTCCTTGAGAATTAGACGAATTAGCAGCACCGCCAGCGCCAACTTTTATTGTGTAAGTCGTTTTGCCAATAATGCCTGTGCCTGTAACAAAACCGCCAGCACCGCCGCCACCGTGTCCTATTGTGACAAACGTACCTGAATTTCCACCGCCACCGCCACCTCCAACAAGCAAAAATTCTACAGCCAAAGTATTTTTGGCAGCACCGCTAAAAAAAGTGAAGGTTGACGCCGACAATGCAAGTAGGTAGCCGCCTCCGTATTGCGCCAATGCTAGAGAACCGCTTGTGTTAATAGTTACGCCCGCACCAGCAGTAATTGTGCAAGTGCCTGCACCTTTGTTAGCGACCTGAATAACATCACCAACAGTAAAAATTGAGTTATTAACCGTGATCGTCGTCGCGCTTGCGTTATTCATAATTGTGCGCTTATAAACGTCAGCAACTACCAACGTGTATGACGCAGTTTTATCTGATATCGGTAAATTTTGTATGTCGTTAAGTTGCGCGGCCGTCAAAACCTGACCACTTACAAACGGAAACGGTGTTGTCATATTTGCCTACTTTACCCTAGAGCGTTGTCCGCGTTGATGATACCAAACGACAAGTCATCAAGTATTAACTCATAAACAATGACGGTTGGCGACGTAAAATAAGTGACGCTATGCCCGGTATTTACGTTGATCGTATGCTCGATACCCTCAACTGCCAGTTCCTGTGCAAGTTCAGTCGTTGTTACCCCTGACGTAAACGACTTTTCAATAGTAATTGTGTCGCCTATGTCAATGACGGCCACCGTGTCACGCTGGGCGCTGGTCAGCAAAGCAAATGACGTTGCCAGCGATGTGTAACGCGCCTCAGGTTCAGGGTCAAGCAAATAAACCGCCAAGTCAAGCGCCGCCGTGTTGCTATGCAAAAGGCTGTTAGTGATGCTGTACGTCTGCACAAAATATTTTGCCTGACTACCAGCGTCGTCAGCGACCTGCGGATTGTTACTGCCAAGTATTTGTACGACCGCGCGGTTAGTTACCTGATCTGCCTCGAATGTTATGCCTACGCCGTTGTACGGAATGTTTGTTCCGTCATCATGAAAGTCGGCTACCGCTGGGGTAAGCGTTGTGCCTAGTCGAGCGTCAAACACTAGATCGCCGTCACGCGACATAAACAGGCGACCCTGCTCAGCCTCATTTACGTCAGACAAATAACCAAGCACGTTTGTACCCTGCTCAACCGTAAACGCCGCTGCACCGCCAAGCGTCTGTGTGCCTGTAGCAATGTCACGTGTCAACGCTGGAAACGCCACCTCAGGGCGATCAAGTACCGCCGTAACTCGAGCGCTACTCAATTCCTCGCTCACGTTAAATTCGTCTAAATATGTTTGTGCCAACAAATAGAAATCGTCTGCACAAAACACGGTCACCGTGTCAAGACCGCCCAACGCAAAGTTGTAGTCATAGTTGACGATTACGCCGACAAACAAATATTCTTTGACGTTTAGCGAACTGTAACGAGACAAGCGCACTCGACGCATGGGCGCTAAACCCGGCTGGGCTTGCGGTGTGTCATAGTACGGCGACTGCGTATCAAACGGGTTAAATATGCCTGCCGTGTCAAGCATCGTAAACGACATTGTGCCAGCACTAAATTGGTCGCCTTGATCGCGACGACCACGCCTAACCGAAATGCTGTTTACGCCGTCAAGCACACTTGCAAAATCTGTTGTACCGTTAAGCACGTAAGTTGTGTTGTCTAATAAACCTTGCACCGGATCGTCAAGCAGAAATGCGTCTTGAATAAACCCTGTGTCAATTTCTAGGTCATAGTTGCCACTAGCAACAACGGCTGTACCTGCCATTACGACGCAATCTGTAAGTCAAGTGGCCCGTTAGTGCGCTGGTAGGCCAGCAAACTATTTAACACGCTTTGACCGATCTCAGCGCTGGTTGACATACCGCCTGTCACGTTAATTGTTACGTCGCCACTACCGCGCGCTGCGATGCGCTCAGCGTTACCAAATGTTGTTAGAGCGCCTTGAATTGTTACTAGGTCGCCACCACCACCAATGCCACCGCCGCCCCCGCCGCCAACGCTACGACCTGACCCTGAGCCCGACCCTGAGCCCCCGCCAATAAGCGTTGGGGGCAAACTAGGCATACTTGGCAACGCAGGCGTAATACTGCCCGTACCGCCCTCTCGAGCCGCGCCACCGCTAGTCGCCGCGCCCGAACCACCAATACTGCCCAAACTAATTTCAGACAAAAACCCAAGATCGCTGCCGGGCTTAATCATGTTTATGCCTTTAATAATTAAGTTAATTGCTTTGATGTAACTGTTCGCCATGTATTCAAACGCGCTGACAACGCTGTTAATAACAGAGTTGACAACGTTTCTAAAACCTTCAAATTTTGTGTAAGCAACTGCAAGACCAGTAATTAGCGCCGCAATGCCGAGCGCAATAAGCGTAAATGGGTTAGCCGCCATAGCAAAATTTACTGCCAAGATCGCTGTAGCAATAGCGCTAATCGTGCCAGCAATAAACAAAAATGCTTTAGGGTTTTTTTGCGCCCAGTCAGCCATTGCCTGCAAGTACGGCAACACTTTTTGTAAGACTGGCAACAAACCTGCACCAATGCTTTCTTGTGTTTCAGCCAAACTATTTTTTAATATCTTGAATTGACCTGCAGCCGTGTTTGCAGACTTTGCGGCCGCGCCACCAAAGTTGTCATTTAGCGCAAGCATTACCGTGTCGAGTGATGCACCGTCTTTAATCATGCCTTTCATCTCAGGCGACAACGCTGCGAGACCTTTCATGTTGCCTGCATACGCTTTAGCCAGCGCGTCGCTGACCGTTGCAAGATCGTTGCCAGTAGCAATCGAGATATCTTGTGCAAGCGTCAGCGCGCTCGTAGCCTCGCCAACGTTTTTAGTACCGACAAGTAGTGCGGCAAACGCTGGGCGTAACTCGCTGTCAGCCGTACCAGTCGCCCTCGACATAGCCGAAATCATGTCCTCAGTCGCCGCCACCGTCGCATCAGTAGCCCCAACCACGTTCTGCATCGTGTTAGCCAAAATCGCTTGTTGCTGTTCATCCTCGGCTGCCGCCTTAGCAGCCAAACCAAGCGCACCAGCCACCGCCGTTAACGCTGCCGCCGCAGGTATCGCAGCTTTCTTAATTGCAAACTGTGCTTTTTCGCCAACAGTTTCTAACTGCTTAAATTCTTTAATCGCTTTGTCAATGCCCTTGCCGTCAAACTCGCTGACGATAGGTATAGATAGTGCCATGACTAAATCTCGCTTTGCACGACGCGCATAGTTTTAGCAATCATCTTTGTCATCTCAGCCTCTATACCGCGACGCGCTTTATACACGGCTGGGCCAAGTAGTCGAGTGCGACCAGCGCCAACAAAACCTAACGAGTTACTTAACTTGTTTGAATTAGCGCGACCAGCCGTTTCAAAGATCGCAGCCGCCGGGTCTTTTTGCTCAATAAGAATTACGCCAACCGCGTTACGTCGAGTGTCAAATCTCATGCGTACGCCGTTACGTGCTTTGGCAACGGTAAACGGAAATAGTTTGCGATCTCGTTGTGTCCAGTTGTAGCGCATACCTGATAACGGCAAATCTGCGTAAACGTTTTTGCCAGCGTTAATTGCTGGCTGTGCAATAGCGGTTGCGTCTGCTTTAAAATCTTTTTGCAACTGTGGGTCAATTTTACGCAAAGAGTTAATAGTCTGCTTAACCCCGACTAGTTCAATAGTTGTCGATGCTGGCATAGCGCTACCTCTTTTGCTTATTCAATAGCGTAATCACCGTTATTAGGTCGCGCGTGTCAAACTCGATTGTCGTAGGCCAATACCCTGTTGCAACTAACAATTCGGCTAGTTGCCTTCGGTAACTGCCTACGCCGTAAGGTTTGGGTCTGTCTCGTCAATTGCCTCAATGGTCATGTTTGGGTTTTCTTTAACCCAGTCACGATATGTTGCAGGCATTTTTTGACCGCTAAGTTTTAACAAATTGTATGCCCAGCAAACTAGATCGGTATAGCCGATACCTTTGCCGTCACTAATTTTGCGACCCTCAGTTTTTTCCCACTCGCAAATAACAAACATATTTGTAGTTAACTCGACTGGCTGTACGCCGTCTTGTAAATCTACTTTTAGTTTTAATCTCATGCGTTGTCCTGTTCTCGGCCAGTAACGGCGCGTGTTATGGGGTTATGTCTGCTACGTACGTGCCACCTATAAGTTCAATTTCATAGACGGCTAACTCACCTAAATTGCTATTGACGACTGGCAACGCGCTAAGAAAAGTGTTTGTCAATTCAAAACCCGGGTTTGTTGCTGACAATGCAGCGCTAGTTGGTTTAACGCGGATAAAACATTTTGTGCCAACAAGTGCTGACAAAACTGCGTAACTTTCTGACGCGGCGTAAGACGCATACAAAGTAATTGACGCGCTGTTGTTTTGCAGGCCGCCTGTGTTTGTGCGTGCAGTCGAGCCAAAAGCGGTGTCCTCTAGTGCCTCGACAACAAAGTTGACGGTTACGGCTGTTACTTGATCGGTGATGTCTGTGGTTGACGCGCTAGTTGCGCCAATTTCTACGACGCTGTTTGCAAGATAGGTGCTAGTTGCCATTGTGATTACTCCTTAGGTGTCTGTAATAGTTTTACCATACCGCAACGATATGCGTGTGTATGCTCACGTTGTTTGCGCTTGCACGCCAACCGCTAGGTCATAACACGGGTACTCTTGGCCACCAATTTCAAGCGTGCCGGGGCGACCCGACATAACGATTACGGCTGAGCCAAGCACCGTTGCGCTGATTTGCAATATTTCGCGTAACACGGGTAGCCCTGCTGGGCCGCTGCCGACAACTTTGATTGGGAAATCAACGCGCACAATGTTGCCGTTACCAGCGATTGTCGTAAAACTTAACGCCTGTACGAACACGCAGTTAGGTACAAGTTTGGTTGGGTCATTGACCACCCGTAGCCCTGTGACGGCTGTGAGCGTGGCTGTGAGATCGTCTAGCGCCTCATTTAACAGGTCTGTGTACGGTGCAGGCACTACGCCACCGCAGGTCGGTCAATACCTAACA